AGAAACAAAAGTAAGCGGTAGAGATTATATCCTCTTAGCTGACATAAACAATGATGGTACATTCAAGCCTGTTGCTTGTTTGACTACAAACTCTTTAACATCAACTAATGACACAATAGATGCAACTTCTAAATGTGGCAACGAGTACACTCCAGCACCTTCTTTTTCTCAATCTTTTGATTGTGAAGGTTTTGCAATTGATGAAACAGGAACACCATCTAAAGATAGCTACCAACAATTATATGCTGCTCACGCTGCTAAAACTTTATTCGCAATTAAGATGGGTAAAGCAACTCCAGCTGCAGGTGATATCACTTATGGTGGTGCTGGTTCTTTAGTGTTTATTAGCGATTTCGGTGTAACTGCAGATGATAAAGATGATGTTAAATTTACTGCAACTTTCGTAGTAAGTGTTCCTCCTATTGCACAAACTGAAACTGTATAATAAATAAAAAACTATGTACGAATTAAAGACTGACAACAACACAATCCACCTAAAGTGGGGAACTTGGGCTATGAAAAGGTTTTGCGAATTAGAGAATAAAAATCTAATGCAGCTAATTGAGGTTTTATCTGGAGGGGTTTATGACTTAGATACAATCGTTCATATCGTACAAGCCGCAGCAGAAAGTGGATGCAAGAGCCTTAAAAAGCCTATTGACTTTGATGAGTTTGAGGTGTGCGAATGGATTGACCAAGTTGGTGGGTTATCGGCAAAAGATGGACAATTAGTTGAGTTTATGAGATATATGCAAGACTCAATGACTCCAGATTTAAAGCCAGAAAAGGAAACGGACGAAAAAAAAAATTAGGGTTTTATAGTTGGGACTCAATAATTATTCTCGCTATTGAAGTTGGCTTAACGATTAACGAGTTTTGGCAATTGACGTGGCGAGAATTTTTGTTGTATAAAAGGGCTTATGATAATAAACAATTAAGGGAGTGGGAACGAACAAGGATGATTAGTTATTTAATTTATAAAGCTAATACAACCGATAAAAGTCCTAAAAGTTTAAAATCATTCTTTCCTTTACCAAGTGATGAACAAGAGGAAGATAAGCCAAAACTGACACAAGAACAATTGGCAAGGACATTAAAGTTGTATGGAGTAAAATAATAAAATGGCACAAGAAACGTTAAAAATTACGATAACCGCAGACAATCAACAAGCGGTTAAAAATATACAAGAAACAGTAACTGCAACAACAAAGTTAGGTACTGCGTTTAAAACGTTGCCAAGTACAAGCAATCAAGCTACAAATGCTTTAACAAACTTATCAAGGGTTGCGCAAGATGCTCCTTATGGATTTATAGGTATTGCGAACAACTTAAATCCATTATTAGAATCATTTCAAAGATTAAGTAAAGATGCTGGAGGTGCAGGTGGTGCTTTAAAAGCAATGGCAAGTGGCTTAATGGGTCCAGCAGGTATTGGTTTAGCTTTAGGTGCAGTTTCATCAATTATTGTCGCATTTGGTCCTAAAATAGCCGATTTTATAAATGGCACAAACGAAGCTACAAAAGCTGAAGATAAATTTGCACAAAGTTTAAGTGATGCAAGAGCCGAAGCAAGTGAGACAGGAATAAGATTACAAGCATATTTGACAATTACGCAAAATGCAAGTGTAAGTGATGAAAAAAGGGCGGAGGCATTAAAAGCGGTTAAAAACGAATTAAGTAAAGTAAATTCTGCTTATGCTTCAACAATTACAAATGTTGACCAAGCAAGAGCAGCGGTTGATCTATATACACAAGCATTGGTTGCACAAGCTATCACATCAAGATATATTGATGAAATTGCTAACAAAACAATTGCTTTAGCAGATGCAAATAAAAAGATAGTTCAAACAGGTAGAGAATATTACAAGACTTTAGAGATGGCATCTAAAATGTCTAATGCATATTCTGATGCTTCAATTGTTCAAGCTGGTTCAATAAATAAAGCAAAGGAAGCTAACTTAGATGCTCGTAATGCTGCATTAGCATTAAGGAGTGGAATTATTGGTTTAAATACAGAGTTAACAAGTACAATTAGTTTAGCTTTAAATAATCCATTTTTCTTATTGGATAAGGGTGCAAAGCAATTAGCCACATCAACAAAACAAGTTGCTGATAATATCAAAAAAATAGGTGGTGAGGCAAGAGGAATAAGTACAGATATGACTGCACCTGTATTATTACAAAGAGGAGCAGCACCAACAATAACAAGTCCAACAGGAGCTGCACCTTTAGGTGGCAGAACAAGCGGTTATGATGCAATTCAAATTACTCGTGATATAAATGAGCAAACTAAAGCACAAGAATTATTTAATTTTCAGTTACAACAAACACAAGCAATAACTGGTTTACTTGCACCTGCTTTTGATAGTGTAATTCAAGCAATGGTAATGGGTGAAGATGTTGGTAAGGCTTTACAAGCAGCATTTCAACAAATTGTTATTCAATTGATTTCAATGGTAGCACAAGCATTATTGTTTAAAGCTATTATGGCAGCAATAACTGGTGGTACAAGTGTAGCTACAGATGCAGTTGGTGGTGGTGTTGGAAGTGGAGCAGGTAATTTCTTAGGGGAATTCTTATTAAAGGGTTCTGATTTAGTTTTGGCAACTCAAAGAGCAAACAATAACTTAAATATTAGACGAGGCAACTAATGGCATACGAAATTAAATATAGAATTACGGCAGCAACTAAATCGGATGTAACAAGTATAGTTAATATTTATGAGGATGGTTACGATGGCGATATTATAGAATATCCTTGCATAAGTTTACAAATACAATACATACCAAGAAGTGATGATACATTTGAGCCTATTTATGTTAGTCAATTAAACGTGGCAATAGATGTTACTGACAATGTAGAAGATATGCCAGACTTTACTACATTGGATGACAGAAAATATTTTGTAAGAGTTTTAAGTGGTGCAAATTTAGATTGGCAAGGATGGATTTTAAGTGATAACGTTCAATATGTTTTTTCAACAGGTAGAAAAGAATTAGCTTTTAATGCTATTGATTCATTGGGTTTGTTAGAAAAGATACCTTTTTTTATTGATGATGAAACAACATTAGTTGATATTTTTACGGCTATATTTTATATAAAAACTGCTTTATTAAACTTAGAATATCCATTAGATTATTATATAGTTAGTGGTGTTAGTTTTTATTCGGAGGATATGGATAATAGAACGGATGACCCAGCTGCAGATACATTAGGTCAATCATATATAAATTATGCAACATTTATTAATGATAATCAAGTAGCAACAAATTGCCTTGATGTATTAACTAAAATAGTTAGATCAGTTGGTTCAAGATTATTTCAAGCTAAAGGAAACTTTTATATAGTTCCTTTAACTCAATTTGCACAAGATTCTTATTATGTTACTATCTACAATAGTAATGGAACAGTATTTGATGATGCAATCTATGAATCAACAGGCAATATTGAAGGGTTTAATTCAAATACAAGTGGATTGTATTTTGTAGATAATAGTCAATTTAAGATAATTAGAAAAGGATATAATAAGATTAGATTTGACAAAATAGTTGAATATCCTAATAACTATATTACAAACTGGGATTTAAAGAATTATACAGTTGTAAGCCCAACAGAAGGCAATGCGTTTTCTTGGGAAGAAGAAAGATTTGTTGATGGAATAATTTATGTAAAGCCATATCCAAATAGAAGATACAATTCTTTTATTATGGAGTATTCACTTTCAAATCCTTATACTGCATTAGTTAGACCAATAAATTTGCCTAAAGTAAACACAAGCGATGTATTAACTTTAAATATGGATGTGGTTGGCTTAGGAGTTCCTGCAAGTGGACCAGATGCTTTATTTATTCTTAAAATAATAATTGATGATGGCATAAATTCGGTTTTTTTAGATGAAAATAAAGAATGGGTAAACACAAGTTTTAATGACCATTATTATTACTATCCTTTTGATTCAGAAAATCCAAGAGTTAATTTAGATTTGGTTATGCCTCTAATACCATTTGGAGGCGATTTAAGTATTGAACTTATTTTGTGTGATAATGCTGCTCCTTACTGGAAATCAACTGTTGGCTCTATTGAAGCTGGTAATTTTCAATTAGTAGTTGAAACATACTTTAAGCAAGTAACAACAGAAAGTTTTATCAATGATACAAATGAGTATGTTTTAGAAATTGACCTTCCTTTAGGATTTAATGATGTTAATGATGGATTTTTTTCATATAGAGGATTTTTAAGCGATTCAACAGGTTTAAACTTAAAGAATTGGTATAGACAAGAATATCCTACCGACATTTATAGAAGTTTAAGTGAGTTAGTAGTTAAGCAATATTCAAACTGCTTAAATAAGAACATTATTAACTTGGATGCTTCATTTATGGGTATGGAAACAACTGACGGAAGATTTAGCGGTGCAATGAGAATTACCGCTTCCGATACTGACCCAGCACAAATAACTGTTCAAAATAAAAGTTACATAATAGGTAATTCAACAATGGATTTACCAAATGATGTAATAATGGCTACTTTATTGGACATAAATCCAGAGAATGTAGAAACTACAATGACTACTATTTACGATAGTAATGACTTACCATCGGAGGTTACAGGATATGCACATTTTAGGTCTAATGGTTATTTAACTAAGGAGGCTGCTCTTGCTGCGCCTTTAACTGGTAACGTTGTTTACTTAGCAGATATTGGTGTTCCTTCAGTTGGTGATTTCTTCTATGCAAGTGAATTCTTGACAGTTGGATTTAATGGTGCAAATATTTGGTGGAAAGTTTTAGTTACAGATACTTACTTCCAAGCATATAGAATTAGCGGAGCAGGTGAAATATTAGAAACATACGGATAATTGATTAAATTTGTAATATGGCAGCAGTAATAGGAAATAACGTTATGCTTTATTGGCATAGAACAGATGTTGACCCAGAGGTTGACGTAGCTTTTGCGTGTAGTACAAATTGTACGTTTAATGTAAGCGTAGACCAAAAAGAGGTAACAAGCCAATCAAGTGCTTGGTTTAGAGAATATAAAAACGATGTGGCTACTTGGAATGTTACTTGTGATGGGTTGATTACTTTGACTGGTTTTTCATATTTGTTTATGCTTGAAAAGCAATTAGCAAGAGAACCAATAGAGATTAAGTTTGTAGTGGATAACGGAGTTGATGGTTTGACTATCATAAACGGAACTTGTAATATATCAAGTTTAGCAATAAACGCACCACAAAAGGATGTAGCTACTTACAATATTAGCCTACAAGGTACAGGTGCATACAATACAACAGGAACGGAGGTTGACCCAAGTGGTGTGATTATAGTAGGTTCAAATCCTGTTAAGACAAAAGGTTACACGGCAAGTGGTGGGGAAACATCAATTACTTTTGCGGACACAATCGGTTATGCTTGTTTGTACGTTTCAAGAGGTGGTGTGGATGCGCAAAACATTTTAACAACAGGAACTCCAACGGGTGATGATGTTAAGTTTATAAGTTCAACTGGGGTTCTTACTTTTGGTAGACCTTTAGAAGCTGGGGAGTATGTGAGGCTTTTAGCACAATAAAAAAAATATAGAATGAGTCAAATTTTAGTTACAGGCGAAGCAAAGATAAGGGATATACAAGGTCCAGTAGTGGCTAATAGTGGTGTAATAACCGCTTTAGATGGTGCTGCAAATCAATATGTAAGAGGTGATGGTACTTTGGCTATTTTCCCTACTTCAAGTGGTGGTGGTAGCTCGGTTTCTTATTATTTAAACGGAAGTGTCAATCAAGGCACTTTTGGAGGTTCTACTTATTACCAAATGAGTAGAAACGCAATAGTAGGTACAGGAACTAACTTTTCAACTTCAAGTGATGGTTTGATTGCTCAATTTATTACGGATGCTAATGACCCAGATGTGGTGTCAATTCCAAGTGGTAACTGGAACGTAGAGTTCTTTATGAGTGTAAGTGCATCAAGCGGTGCTTTAGCTTCTTTTTATGTTGAGATTTACAAGTACAATGGTTCTACTTTTACTTTATTAGCGACAAACGTAGCTACTCCAGAGCAATTAACAAACACAACAACTGTTGATGCTTACTTTACAAGTGTGGCTATGCCTTTATCGGCAATGGCGGTTACGGATAGGTTAGCGGTTAGAGTATTTGCAAACGTAGCTTCAAAGACTGTAACTCTTTATACTGAAGACAATAGACTTTGTCAAATTGTTACTACTTTCTCAAATGGTTTGACTTCTTTAAATAACTTAACTGACCAATCTCAATACTTAACCACAGGAACAAGCGGAACTGACTTTAACATTGTTTCAAGTGGTGATACGCATACTTTTAACATCCCAAATGCAAGTGCTACTAATAGGGGTTTAATAACAACAGGCAGTCAAACAATAGCAGGTGCAAAAGTATTTGATAATCCTATTACTGCAAATTCTGGTATTGGTTTTTTAAATGGTGTAATGCCAAATATAACAAGTAATTTATATTCTGGTATCGGTGGTAATAGTCAAGGTATATCAATAATAACAAGACCTGTTTCTACTAATTATACTAATAATTTTTATTTCCCAAGTGCTTCTAATTCGTACACTTTCCCTAATGCAACAGGTACGATTGCTTTAACAAGTGATATTCCTTCTTTAACAGGTTACGTTCCATATACAGGAGCAACTGCCAATGTTGTTTTAGGAGCATTTGATTTAACTGCAAGAAATTTATTTTTTAATACAAATACACAAACATTTAAAATAAGTAATCCCGTAGCAGTCGGAAGTCAAGGATCAAATATTTTTATTGGTAATGGTGGCGATAATGTTACATATACAAGTGGGGATAGTGGTAGTTATAATACAGGAGTTGGTTTTAATGCATTTTCAAGTATTACTACAGGATATAGAAATGTAGCATTTGGTCAATCTGCTATGTCTGCTTTAACTACAGGATATTTTAATGTAGCTATTGGAGATAATGCTGGAAGGTTTATAAGTGGTTCTAGTGATTTAATTACAACTGCAAATAGTTCAATATTTATTGGTAGAAGTTCTCAATCAAATGCAAACGGAAATACTAATGAAATTGTAATTGGTAATGAAGCTGTTGGAAACGGAAGTAATTCTACAACATTAGGTAATTCAAGTATTACAAAAACAATATTAGCTGGAAATTTATTATTGGGTACAACTACTGATAATGGAGTAAATAAGTTACAAGTTACTGGTTCTGCAATAATTTCATCAAGTATTACTGCATCATCTTTTATAAAAAGCGGAGGTACATCAAGTCAGTTTTTAAAGGCAGATGGTTCTACAACTACTTTAACTAATATTGTTACAGGAGCAGGAACTAATAACTTATTAGCATATTGGGATAGTTCTTCTTCTATATCTTCATTAGATACTTCAACATATCCATCTTTAACGGAAATAAGTTATGTAAAAGGAGTTACAAGTTCTATTCAAACACAATTAGGGAACAAGCAAGGTAATATAACATTAACTACAACAGGAACAAGTGGAGCAGCTACATTTGTAGGAAATACTTTAAACATACCTAACTATGGTTCTGCTTTAAGCGGATATGTTACTATAGCAACTAATCAAACAATAACAGGTGCAAAAACATTTTCAAGTGATATAACAGGTGAATCTAATATCTATGTAACATTTCAAGAGGGTGGTATTTATGCTGATAATTTTGGTAGATATTCAACAGGTTCAACTCCTTTAACTTTTCTTTATGGTTCAACAGGTTCAGTTTTATGGGGTAATGGTGGTGTAAAAATGACATTGACAAGTGCAGGTGCTTTACAACTTGCAAGTAGTTTAAGTGCAACAAGTGGTACGTTTAGTTCTACAGTTAGACCATCTTCAAATTATGCAGCAGATTTAGGTACATCTTCTATAAGATGGAGTTCAATATTTGCTTTTGAATCAAATTTTGCTGGTAGTGTAACATCACAAGTAAATAATATTTCAGCAGATGGTGCTGGTGTAGTTTTACAAGGATATGTAGATAATAGTTTAAGAATAGCAGTAAGAGGTAGTGGATATAATAGTGGTTCAAGAGGTAACTTATTAGCTAATAGTGGTGATTTTTCAAGTACTGTAATATCACCTTTATTCCGTGTTACTTCAAGTGGAACATTTAGAGTAAATACTAATGCAGATGCTATTTTAGGCTATATGTTAAGGTCAGGTGTTTGGAAGGGAAATTCAGAAAATAATTTAGGGTTTGCAACGGATGGTCCTTATGCAATTTCATTTTTTACTAACGGTAGTGCAAGTGAAAGAATGATTATAGATACAGATGGTGCAATATTAGTAGGTGCAACTGCTTTGCCTTCAGCATCAATATCTGGTGTTGCATTGCAAAATCCAAGAACATTAGGAGCAACATTATTTTCAGTTGGAAATGTAACTGACGGAAGAACAATGGTACAATTTATAAATGGGAATGGTGTTGTAGGTTCTATTGTAACAAATGGTTCAACTACAACTTATAACATTACTTCGGATTATAGATTAAAACAAGACCTTAAAGATTTTAATGCTTTACATATAATATCTTCTATTAAAACTTACGATTACGAATGGAAAAGTGATAATACAAGAATGTATGGTGTAATTGCTCACGAACTTGCAGAGGTATTACCTTATGCAGTACACGGAGAAAAAGATGCTAAAGAAATGCAAGGTGTTGACTATTCTAAAATAGTACCGATATTAGTAAAAAGCATACAAGAATTAGAAGCAAGAATTAAACAATTAGAAAATAAATAATATGAAATATTGGTTTATTAATGAAATGGCTTGTGTTCCTCAAGATGGGGAATTAATAGACTTTGTTATTACTGTTAATTGGTCAAGATATGCTAAAGAAACAATTAATGGAGTTGAATACTTTGCTTCATTTTTTAGAAGTCAATCCTTCTCAAAGGATGACGTTACTAACTTTATCCCTTACGAGGACTTAACCTATGACATCGTTTGTGGTTGGTTAGATGCTACAATAGATGTTGCAGCTTTAGACCTTAATTTAGATGCTCAAATAGAGAATCAAGTTAATCCACCTATTGTGGTACTTCCGTTACCTTTTACAAATCCGTAATTAAATTGAATATTTAACTATATTTGTATATAAAATTAAAACTATGATACAACTTTCAGCAGATCAAATCAAGGAGTTAGAAACTTATTTAATGGAAATCCCAGCAAAGTTTGCTAATCCAATTTTAGGTTATTTAGGCAAAATTGCACAAGAACAAAATCCACCACAAGAATCAACTGAAGCGTAATGGTACATAATAGCAATCAATCGGACTTATTAACTATTGTTAGCGGAACATCCGCATTTATTAGTGTTGCAAATGTGCAGCCCATAGTTTCTTTAATAGCGAGTTTGATTGCTATTGTTTCTGGTATTTTAGCTGCAAGATATTACATTAAAGCGACTAAAAGATTTAAGTAATGAAAGAGATAGTAATCGTTCTATTAACGGCGGTTCTAATCTTTTTTATCGGAAGTGAGGCACGATACACCAAAAGTGAACCTGTAATCTTAACTGATACAGTTTACCAAGAGAAAACTTTTACTAAGTTTATAAAGGGAAATTCAATCCCTTTTGTAGTTTTAGACACAATTTACCTTATTGATTCAATTAAGGACACAATTACAATCGTAAAGGATTACAACCAAGTAAAGGTTTATTCCGATACTATGCGCATAGATTCTTTAGGATACGCATACATACAAGATACAATCAGTCAAAATAAGATACAAGGCAGAGGTTTTAGTGCCAATTTTAACCTTCCAACCATAACAATTACCAAGTTAATAGAGCCAAAGTCAAAGAACCAGCTTTATTTGGGGTTTATAGGCGATTTAAAGCACTCAAACGGACAAATTGGTATTGGCGGTTCAATTGCCCTTAAAACGGCTAAAAACACCTTATATACGGCAACGGCAACAATGAACGGATATTCCTTTGGTTACTATAAAAAGTTTTAATATGAAAAAGTTTATTATTTCAATGTTTAGTGATGAAGTTGGAGCAATGAGCCACAAGCGAGTTTTAGCGTTTATTGGTTCAATTTGTCTTTATGTTACATTTTTAATTACTAAAAGCGACCATTTAGGCGATTTAGTTTTTTATATGAGTATGGCATTTGCAGGTTTGACAACTATTGATAAATTCAGTAAATAATGGAAAACAACGAAAAAAGAGCATTTGCAATTGGTTTTGTATTGTGGGTAATTGGTTTAGTTTACTTTATAAATCAAGTATTATGATTTCCAAGAAGGCAATTGAAATGATTATTAAGCACGAGGTCGGAGGCAGAGCCGTGTATGAAAAAAGATACCAAAAGCCTATTTGGGCTGGAGGCGATTCTGGATGTACGATTGGCTTGGGCTATGATTTGGGTTATGTAACCGAAAAGCAGTTTTTTAGCGATTGGCAAGGCTTAAATTTGAACTTTATTAATGCGCTAAGAAAAGTAGTAGGGATAAAAGGTGAAGCCGTTAAATCAATGATGCGTGGCGAAATACTACAAGTTAGGATTCCATACAATTTTGCATACGATGTGTTCGTTAATAAGTCGCTACCTAAATACTATGCTTTGACTAAGGCAATATATCCAGAACTTGACACCTTAAACGAGGACACAAGAGGTGCTTTGGTTTCAATGATTTATAATAGGGGTAATAAGTTAGAAGGCGATAGGCGAAAGGAAATGAGGGCAATTGTTGACCTTGTGGCAAAAAAAGACTACGAAGGCATAGCTGACCAAATAGAAAGGTCTAAAAGACTCTGGGAAAATATTTCAATGGATGGGCTTGTAAAAAGAAGGGAGGAGGAGGCTGATTTGATACTAAACTCACTAACCTAAAAATAAACCTATGACAACAACAAAAAAAGGCGGAAGCAAAACCACAATGAGTGGACAGATAGTCTTGGACTATTTGGCTAAATATCCTCAATGGATGCCTTCTAACACTTTAGCTTCTTTGATTATGAAGGAGCAATCAGCACACTTTGACAATCACGAAAACGTACGTTATTTAGTACGTTATTACAGGGGTAAGACAGGCGAAAGCAAAAGTACAAAAGGAACTAACAAGCAATTTATAGAAGATTTTAAACGTACTGCTTCAAACTTTGCTCAACCGCCTACTTGGGTAGAGGAAAAGGTTGTTTACTGTTTACCGATAGGAATTAAGAAGATGGGTTTTATAAGCGACCTACAAGTGCCATTCCACGATCCTAAAGCGATTGAGGTTTGCTTTAAATACTTACAGGAACAAAAGATTGATTCATTATTTATCAATGGTGATTTGGTTGACTTTTACCAATTAAGCGATTTCCAGAAAGACCCAAGAGTTAGAAAGTTTGATGAGGAATACGAAGCAATAATTGAAATGCTTGGATTTATAAGAGCAAGTTTCCCTTTGATTCCTATTTACTACAACTTAGATGCAAATCACGAATTTAGGTATGAAAGATATATGCGAACCAAAGCACCAGAATTGTTAGGGTTAAGCGGTAAGTTTGACATTGAGGAAATCTTAATGCTAAATACTTTTAACATTATTCCGATTAAAAATATAGACCACGTTAAGTTCGGCAAGTTACCTATTATTCACGGCGATACTACATTTAGAAGGGGTAGCGGTGTAAATCCAGCTAAGACACTTTACGATAGAGTTAAGCAGTCTGCAATAGCTTCGCACGTTCACCAAGTACAATCTTACACAACCAAAAATCAATTTGATGAAGAAGTCTTTACTTGCTGGACAACCGGACATTTGATGCATCCTAACGTGGAATATTGTAAGCACGTTGATAATTACTCACAAGGATTTGCGATATTAGAAAAAGATGTTGAAGGTTACTATTCGGTACAAAATAAAAGAATCTATAAAAACAAAATTTTCTAATATGAGATACCCTAAAAACTTTGCAAAATTGACATCACTACAACAAGAACAATGGTTGGTTGCTAAACTAATTGAGCTTCACGAGTTAGAACAAGACATCAAGTTAACCTTAGGCAAAATAAGAGGTGGTGAGAAACTTATATTTAAAGAAATAGACAGACCAGATTTAGCTTTATTAAAAGATGAAGATTAAAGTTATATATCGCAAATTAGGTAGGGAACAGGCTCACGGCATTGCTGAAAGTGATGGTGTAGTTTATATTGACTCACGGCTAAAGGGCAAGAAGCAGCTTGAAATCCTGTTGCACGAGTGCTTACATATACTCAATCCAATGGATGATGAAGATGCAATTATTGAGAAAAGCGTAACTTTATGTAAGGTTCTTTGGCAACAAGGATACCGAATGGTTGATAATTCTAACGATACACCATTACAAGATGGTTCTAAATAGTTGTTCGTTCATAGTTCCTCACCCCTAAAAAGGTGGGGTTTTTTATATATCTTTGCAGTTCATATTGGAGAATTTAGGTTTAAGCCACCCTTTTAGTCTTATTAGGGTGGTTTTTTATGTGTCATAAAACGCACTATTTGACACATATTTATCCCTTATAAGTCAAATTTTACCATTTATCCTTATTATTTGCCGTTCATCACATTTATTTAAAATAATTGGCTTGTTTGATAAAGTTATAAGGTTTTACCCTATCTTTGAATCCTAAACCAAAAGCAATATGAAAAAGTCAATTTTAGATTTAGTATTACAATCAGAGAAAGTTCAAAATGCCATTAAGCAATACAAGGAATGGGGGTACGATTTAGATTTGGGTAACATTACAACTGTATGCGTTTATGGGCTTTCTAAAGAATCATTTAAAAATGCTCGTGGTGCTGAATTAACATTTTATTTTGATGATTGCAAATCTATTGCTGCTGATGGTTCTTATTTTAAATACAAAGATGGTTCTTATTCTGAACAGAAGGAATTTTCTTTGCCTATTGGCTACAAGACACCTAAGGGATATTTTTCTACTAAAATGATACCTGTAACAGTTGCTGATGCTCAAAATTTAACTGAATCAGAAGTTGAGCAATTACTTGAATTTTATACTGATGCTAAGGTTAATAGCTTTGACCCATTTTGGCACGAGAATCAAGCTAAAACTAAAAATGCAGCAGCTTGGAGCTACATTGCGGCAAACTTTATTACTGACCCTTATTGCACAAGATAATATTAATTTAAATAAGTTAGGGGTGCGGCTAATCAACGCACAATTTTTAAACCAAAACAAACCAATATGAACAGACTAAAAACTACACAAGAGAAAGCAAACGAACGCTACAAAGCTGAAAGCATCAAACCGATTTACGCATTTATTATTGTATGCGTGGCATTTTTAATTACCGCAATCCTTCAAAACATTTAACCTATGAAAACACCAATGCAATTACTATTAGAGTACATTAAAACTGCTCACACCTTTACATTCCTTCCAGAACAATTAGCAAAAACTATTGAAGATAAATATTTGCCAATGGAAAAAGCTGATTTAAGAAATGCGTTTGATAATGGCGAAATCAACGTATGGAATGGCAAAAGAGATGAATCATTTGAATTTGAAGGTGGTATGGACTATTATAACAAAACCTATAAAAACTAATTTATGAACGCAATTGAAACACTTATTTACACATTAGAAACTCAATTAAAGACAATGCCAAGTGGCTATGTAAAAGAAACAGTAACCGCCTGTAAGGAATTAGCCGAAGGCATAAAAGAAATCTATGAAAACCCTAATAACAACATTAGTAACCAACCAAATCAAGACTAACCTACAAACCGAAGCTGACAATAAAGGCATAACATTAAGTAAGTTGGTTTATAAAATCCTAAAACAATATGAGCAAACTAATATATCAAGAGAAACAACTAAAGTTGCACAAAAGAGCAACAATCCTACTGGAACTGCTAAAACAAGCACAGGGAAGGCAAAATCTATTTGAGGCTGATCTTGCTGAATGGAGGCGAGGTCTTGATGATACAAGGACAATGATTAGCGAGGAAGATTTACTAATCAAAATTGCAAGGATGAATGACATCCAGCGCAGAATCCTTAAAAGCTACCATTACTTGATTCTGGACCTTTATACCTTAACGGAGGACTTTATGTTACCAATAAACCTTTTACACTTTTAATATGAATCCAAAAGAAACCGCAGAATACTTAATAGCCAAATTTAATTTTATCCCAATTAATAATGGATATTCTTACAATGATTTACTTGAAATTAGAAAGCAATGTGCTTTGGTTTGTGCTTATGAAGTACAAGGTGAATATCAAATAGAACACGATCCCATAAAATATTTACTTTGGGAAAAAATAATAAAAGAAATAAAAGCATTATGAAAGAAGTCCACAAGACATATATGGCAGAACTTGAAATTGAGGTTTTGCGAGATAAGAACAAAGAACTAAAAAAAGAAATAAACAGGTTAAAAGACCTATTAGATCAACATTTAAACATAAAAACAACAAGAATGGACAAAGAACAACAAAAAGAGTATGCTATTGAAATAGCCGAAAAAGTGTGTAATTACTATCAAATTAAATATGGACAAATGATGTCCAAATATAGAGGCGAGGAAGTTACATTGGCAAGGCAGATGACTATGTACTTAACTAAGGAAAAAACCGAATTAAATGGAGAGGAAATAGCACAAATCTTTAATAGGGATAGGACAACAGTTTTGCACTCAATCCAAAAGATTAGGGGTCAATTGTCAAACAAGTTTGATGATACCATAAAAAAGGATGTTTTCAACTTAAATGTGCTTATTTAATTAGGTTATTAACACTAAAAGTATTAATTTTAAACTCTAAAACCAACCAATATGAACGAACAACAACTGGCTAAAAAGCCACAACTTTCGTACACGAAAGATCAAGTAGAGTTAGTAAAATCGCAGATTGCTCCAGAGGCAACAGTTGATGAACTAAAGCTATTTCTTTATCAAGCACAAAGGACAGGACTTGATGCATTATCAAGGCAGATTTATTGCATCCACAGGAACGTTAAAACGCAAAATGGATGGTCTAAAAAAATGACTATTCAAACAAGCATTGATGGATTCCGAGTAATCGCTGAACGTAGCGGAAACTATGGTGGACAAAGCGAACCAATCTTTGTAGAACAAGATGGTAAGTTAATTTCTTGTAAGGTATCAATATTTAGATTTCACGGCGAAACAAGATATGAAGCATCGGTAGGTGTGGCTTATTGGGATGAATATTGCCAAAGAACAAACGATGGCAAACCAATGGGTTTATGGGCGAAGATGCCACATACAATGTTAAGTAAGGTTGCAGAGGCATTAGCTTTAAGAAAGGCTTACCCACAAGATTTAAGTGGACTTTATACTGGTGATGAAATGGCTCAATCAACAGAGGAAATCCCAGCCTACATTAAGACTCACGAAAATGTAGAGGACTTGGAGTTAGCGATTGATTTGTGCATAAATACTACCGAGTTAAGCCAACTTTACGCACTAAATAGCGAACTTGCAACTAAAGAAGTAACTAAATTATTTACCAAGAAAAAACAAACTTTATGACACCATTACAAAGATTATGGGATTTAAGGGAAGCGGTTAAATTCTGGAATTACAAAGTTGATACAAGCTATCCGCAAAACGCAAGTGAGATGATTCATCAATTAAATTTAGCTAAGTATAAACTTAAACTACATAAACAAAAACACTTTCCAGAGTTATTAGAGCAACCTAAAAGGGATTACATTCCTTATCAAATGTTAGCTGATAAATTTGAAGTATTTGAAAACTATTTAAACGATTAACTATGCCTTATTCAACTTGTTGCGGCGCACACACCACCTTTGATGAAATTGGAATTTGTCCAGATTGTTTAGAACATTGCGACTGGGAAGAAGAAGAAGAAGAAGAGGAAGAATTAGAACAAGATAGGCAAACGGAAAACGAAATAGAACAACAACAATTAAATAAACACCAAAACTAAAAACAATGATTGTATTAAACATTTGCAAAGAAGAAATTAACTGGAAAGAAGCTAAAAACGGCAAACACTACGCAAACGTAGCTACTGACTTTTTAAAGCAACCAGATGAAAAAGGAAACACGCATACAGTTTGGAATAACCAAACAATGGAGGAACGAGCAGAAAAGGCAAAGAAAAACTATTGTGGCAGAGGTAAGCAAGTTTCTTATAATGCACCAACAGGTAAAAAGGAATTTGCCGTAAACCAACAAGAATCGGAGGACGATTTGCCCTTCTAAAATGGAAGTATTTTAATTACCTTTTTAAAACAACCCCTCGTTGGGCGATAACGTAAAGCGCAAATTTAAAAACTACAACTATGAGCCAAAACCAACAAATCGCTAACTACCTAAATAAAGGTAGAAAATTAACCCCTATTGATGCTTTAAACAAGTTCGGTTGCTTTAGATTAGCAGCACGAATAGCAGACCTTAGAAACGATGGTATGAAAATAAAAACTACCATTGTTAAGCTAAAAAATAAGAAGCAAATAGCACAATATTCGGTTAATTGATTATATTTGCAATAGAATGTACGAGATTCTAATTAAAAACTTTTTGCCCAAGGAGGCGTTGGTACTCGTACTACCAGCAAATCTGCGGGCTATTTTATTTTTATGACTTACGCAGAAAAGCTAAAAGACCCAAGATGGCAAAAGAAACGTCTTGAAATTTTACAAAGAGACAACTGGACTTGCAGATATTGTGGTTCAGATAAACACACATTACACGTACACCATTTTAAATATTTCAAAGAACCTTGGGATGTTGAAAATGATAAATTAATAACTTTTTGCGAAGATTGTCATTGGCTTCACGAAACAATAAACTCTGCTTCTTATGATAGAATTTTAGAGATTATTAAAAGACACATTGATAATGGTAAAAGTCAAACATATTGTAGAAAAGATTTAAAAATAAAAGATAATGGCTAAAGACCCAGCTTTTTTATTCTATCCTAATGATTACATAGGTGGAACTATGGGTATGACTTTTGAGGAAAAAGGTGCATACATTGAATTACTAATGTTACAATTTAATAGAGGTCATATGGATGGTCATATGATAGGTCATTGTGTAGGTCAACTATGGGAACGCATTAAATGTAAATTTATACAAGATGAACAAGGTTTATGGTATAATGAACGTTTAGATGTGGAAAAATCAAAAAGAAAGGCTTTTAGTGAGTCAAGAAGAAATAATATTAAAGGTAATAATCAACATATGATAGGTCATATGACCACCCATATGGAAGATGAAAATGTAAATGTAATTGAAGATAAAAATATAAATATAGATTTTGAATGGTTTTGGAATGAATATGATAAAAAGGTAGGGGATAAGCAAAAGTTAAAAAAGAAGTGGAATAAATTAACCAATGAAGAAAGGCAAAATGCAATGAATTATCTTGAACTTTACAAACAGTCAAAACCAGATAAACAATTCCGTAAAAACCCAGAAACATTTATAAACAACAAATCTTGGAACGATGAAATCATTAGAACAACACCTAATATTGGTAGAAAACTCACTTACTCTGAACAACAAGCCTCAAACTTATGGAATCTCTAAACTTGATTTAGACGAACAAAAGGTTGCAGTTGCTTTAGAAACTATGAGTGTTAGCAGATGCTCACCGATTGAGGTTAAAGAGCATCTAAAGACCTGTATTGCTTTAAGCGGATGTCAAACACCTACAATAGAATTGTTTCAATTTTTATGCGAATTTGTAATTAAGAACTATGGCAACTTTAAACTAAAGGAATTAGGAGTAGCTTTTGAACTTTACGCAATGGGGAAATTATCAGTTGACAAAGCGATTATGTTTACACCTAAATTCTTTGGTGATGTGATGGCTGCTTATAAGCCAATAGCTTTACAGGTAAGACAAAAGACCTATGTAGAGCCACCGCCAATAGAAGTGCCAAAAATCCAAGATGATGAAATCATTGAGGCACTATACCAAAATTGGGAGAAATCGGCTAAAAGAGGCTGGGAATTGCTAAATACAATGGCTTTTGATGTACTATGGAAGCGAAAGGAACTAAACAAGGATAATCTAAGCCAAGACAAGGCAGATCAAATAAAGAAAAAGATAATAGCACATTACAAGGTAACTGCTAAAACACCAAAGGACCTGGAGAAATTAAATAACGAAATATTTATCAAAAACGAGTGCAAAAGATATACTTTGTACCTATTTTTACAAAACCAATTATAGCCACCTCAAGAATTAAATATTTTTAACCAAGATAGTAATTAGGGAACTTGGGGTGGTTTTTTAAACTAAACAATATGAAAACAGCAATGCAAGAATTAATTGATGAATTACAATCAATTAATAGTTTCAAGTACAAAGGATTAGTAATAGAATTAATAAAAAATAAACTTGAAAAAGAAAAAGAGCAGATAATAGAGGCATATGAAGATGGAAAACAAAATGGGATGGATAGTATTACAAATATTCATATGTATATTATTGGAGAAAAATACTACAACCAAACCTATAACCAAGACAGGGAATTACCTAAAGATGTAAAGGATATGCTTGATAACCTATGAAACAATTAACATTTATTTACGAATTGCTAAAGTTTACAATTATCAGTGTTCCTTTAGCTTGTTGCATTTATTTAACTGCACATTTATACTTTGAAATAAAACGATTATTGAGATGACAGGAATAGACAACAACATTGAGGTTAAATTAATTTATTTAGATACAAAAGAAGAAATATGGTTTAGATCAATAGCAAAGGCGATTAGGTTTTTAGGTACTGACTACAAGACCATAATGACCTATATGAACCCAATAAACAAAAAACGATACAAGCATAACGATAGACTTTGTGTTGTGCGACTAAAAAAGTAAATATGTTTAAAAGATACCAAAAGCTAATAGTAATACATCCAAATAATGGTTTTGAAGTAGAGGTTTATTATTTAACAGATTATATTGGTTATGTATTTAGTAGTGGAAGTAATGTGCAAACAACTATAATAATATGCCAAAAGAAAGAAAATTCTGAAATAATTTATCACGTACCAGCAAATTATATTGTTGGAATTATTGATGGAGTTGACTAATTTTGCTTTATGCCATTGATACCTTTACC